AATAATTTCCGGAGCTATTACAATTCAACTTGGTATAATCACTGTAATCTATAATAACCTCGTTTGTATGGGCATCCAGGATTCTATAATATGATGATGTAGGTAAATATTTAACAGTAGCATAGTCCGGATTTTGACTGAATGTAGCTTTGGGGTACATAGGTCTACTACGAACAAATACGCGTAGTTTTGAATCGGTCTTATATTCCCCCTTAAAACCGTATAAGTATACTATCGGAATATCATCCACCGACGCAGGTGATAATGATCCGGTGCTAAAACCCGTAACACTATCCCATTGTATTAATAAGGTAGGACTATATACAGTATGTGTATCAGAACTATAAAATTGAATATTTGTAGGTGTTAAAATATCTGCACTATTTACATTTTTAAGTCTCAACAATAATCCATCATTTGTAAATACCCCATTATACCAAGACTTAACCATATTGGTAATATTGATATTGACATCATTATCTTCTTTGAATGAAAATGTTTGCGTTGCTGAACTTGCAGTATACCAAGTACCGCCACCACCTATCACATTAAATTCTCCCGTAGAACCGGTGGCAAAACTAGATGTTAACCATAATAACGATGACTCGCCAGCTCTCCATCTCCAACTTACTCCGCCTGTTAATTCCGTGTCGGCAAACTTGCCGGTACCATTTGTCCATGATTGACTGACTGCCAATGCTTCGATTTGATAATCTAAAGGCAATTCGGTAGTCTGTACTGTATTAAGTACTAATGAACAAGAAATTTGATTTATTGTAATACTGTTAGCTGTCAATACAGATGTAATGTCAGCCGTATTAAAGTATAATATGGGCCTAGACTCCGCATATGTACTGCCCGAAATAGTTTTCTTTATTTCTAGAATTTCATCTAGGCCCGTATTTTTATCAGGATACTCTTCGTATAGAGTGGCATCTTTATAAGGTTTAATTGCTACTACCATTTCTATTTTATTTTACAAACTAACTACTCTACCTTTAATATCGGAGTTAGGATATTTGATTTCAAAAATACTAGGATCTAATGAAGGATATACTACTCCACCTCTAGTGCTACCACCTTCGGTAGCTGACATTGGATATATGTTCCCTGAATATCCTTGGTTTGAATTATATAAATTCACCAACTCTAATCTAGAAACTGTTTGAACTCCCTCTACTCTATCCAATAAAACGTATATTTTAGATAAAATGATGGGCTGATTAATTTGCCACTTTTTAACATCAAAATAGCTTCGTAATGAATCGATACACTTTAACAACACTTCGTTAGAGTTATATTCAGGTAATACTATAATTTCAAAATTGATTCCAAAATTAATAATAAACGCATCCCGAATGTTTATTGCATCAGTCATCAAACGATATTGAGAAAGGTAGACCTTCAAATTCTCCTTTACAGCGTCGTTAAGAGGCGTTAAGCTACCATTAACATCGTACCCTAAGGTGTATAAATTAAGTGCCAGCGGGTTTGCAACGGTTTGATTTGTATTAAGATTTAATTGAGTGTCTTGTATAATGTACGCCTTCGCTACCGAACCAAACTTCGGGGGCATCGAATAAGCACGAATAATATAATCTTGATCGGTTACGGCCCGATTTTGTGTTGCAAAGTATGATAGAGCATTATTACGAATATCATCAACCGTTTCTTCATCTTTTCCACCTGCGGCAGGTAATGGATTTGTACATGCCACAGATGCCTTAATTTGATTTAATAGTGCTGTATTGAGTCCCGTTTCATTGATACTGAACGACAATGTAACAATGTTTGTTAGGTCAAATGCAGGTACGTTTGATGCTAAACCGCCACCTGTTGTATAACGTACAGTTAATGTAGTATTCGACGGTGCCAGACCATAACTCCTAGTATACATAAAATTACTAGGGTCTAATGGTTGGTCGTATTGTAATTGTAAGTTTGGTAGACCTGAACCTACATTATCTGGATTAGGAATTATTTCTTCATCTAAATCTGCTGCAATACCGGCGCCGAATTGAATATCCAATTTGCCGTCTGTTCTAAATCTAGAAATAAATCTTCTAGAAGTTTTTCTTAACTTTAATAGATACGGTACGCTTAAATTGAATTGAGATAGTTCCGGATCATTTTGTGATACATTTGATATGGTTTCGAATACTGTATCCTGTGCTAAGTTAGGTACCTCAGTCCATATATTATTATCAGAATCTGTAATATCTACTACATCAATGATATTGGTAGCGTCTAGGGTTATTTTATCAAAACGTTTTGCGGTACCAAAAGTATAATTAGCAGTTTGAATTGTACCGGCTACTGCCTTAACTGTCTGTTTTAGAAGATAATACTCAGCTAAGTTTGTTACATCATTAATTTGATATACAGTTACATTTGAGCCTGATGTGGATTGTAATTGGCCAAAATTGACAGTATCTAATGTTCTAAACTCAGCTGCCGTTGATACTGACTTTACTATCATTCCCGCGGGAATTGTTAGTGCGTAATTCCAATCAGGTACGACCCCACTTCCGGTAGGAGTAGCAGGTAACAATTGAAATACATCTAGGTCAACGGTACTCGCTACTTTGTTTTTTACTTTATATCCTAGAGATTGTGCCAATGAAAATAAATTCTTTCTTTCTTCAGCACTTACTAGTAATGATTCTTTTAATTGTTTGTCAATATAAAATCCTAGCACGTCACCGACGTATGCAGACATTTCATAAAACATCATGCCCGGATCGGACTCGTTAAAATCATTGTAAGTATTAGGAAAGTAGTTTTTAGTAAACTCAATTAAGTTAGTACGTAATTGAGCAAAATCTTTACCTAAATATCTTATATCTTTAGCTTCTGCCATTTTTTAATTATTGTACTGTTATACCGTTCGGTGTTAAGTTAATGGTTATAGGTACATTAGCGCCATTTTGACTTGCTTGTACTGTTAAACTAATTTGTACGGAATGACCGATTGGCTCTGATTCATATCTAGTAGTAGGGGTCACCGTTAAATCATTAATAATTATGTACGGTAACCAAAAACTAATGGCAGTGGCTATGGACTCGGATAATACAATCGGCAATTCTTCTACATTATTATCGAATAAATAATCATATATATCCGTACCAAATTCAGGCTGCATATATCGTTCCCCTTTTCTAGTAAGTAAAAGATTTTTAAGATTAGATATAGCTTGTTCTTCAGTTGAATATGATTGTTGGAATAGTTTGCCGGTTTTAGAAGAAAAAGGCAGTTTAATTCCTACAGCCGTATTAGGTACCTGTAAAGGGTCTAATACAAATACTTCCTGTCTTCTTCTACGTGCCATTATTTACCTTTTTTAGCGTCCATTGCCTTTATCAATGAACGATAATCTCTAGTTAATGCACTTGCTACTTCGGGTGCTACCTGTTCAATTTGTTCGATGCTCATACCATCCGGCGCTGCATTTATAGGTCCGGGTTGTTGAAATGCCTGCATCATTGAACCAAATCTAGGAGCAGAAGCATAATCCATTGTAGGCCATTCCTCATAACCAACACCTGGATCGTGTGACTCATATTGTACAGGTGCTGCCGATGTTAGTAGTTCGTTTAACACCGGATCTTTAAACATCGGCGCTTTCGGCTTTGGTTTAGCAACGGGTACTTTACGTTCTTGAACTCGAGGCTGCGTAGCAGGTGTCCGTTGTTCCGTTAAAATAGATTGTAATTCTCTGCGTACTGATTTGGATACCTCCTCTCTAATTATTACTCGGAGGGCAGATAAAAATTCTTTTGACTTCATAATTATTGTCCTATTTAATATAATTATGTTTTCAAAAAAATTACTTGGATAGTTTTGTAAAGGATAATTGGCTTAAGTTGTTTTGATACTTGGCTTTAATGGAAAGTATCTGTGCCCATCCGGGTGAAGCACTAAGTGGTGACGATGGGCCTATGGCAGTCATTACTGTAAGATTGCCTAACGCATCGATAAATTCGTCCGTCCAGGTCTTAGTTTTATTTCCTAAAAGTAAAGGCTCATCAGCATTTTTTCCTAATAGTATTTTGTTGGCAGAAGCTTCAATGTCCTGTTGTGCATCGATTGCAATTGAGCCAGCGGATGATAATCCTATACCTTTTTTTGCAAATGCAATAATTTCGTTTTGAGTACTGTTAAATACTATTCGACCTGAGTTTATTAGTATTTGTTTTCCGGAAAACTTTTTTCCCGTGTTCCAACTATCCAAAGTCTTATTCTTAATAGAATCTGTTGCAGTGGATGATGGGGTGAAATTCAATGATTGGCCTGATTGTAATACTATAAAAGAATCATCTTTATTGAAGTCTTCAGTAACAAAATCATTTGTCTTACCCGTATTCTGTGTAGGCTTACTTGTACGGATAATCATCATGGGGTCGCCTTCAGCGCCATCACCTTTATTCCATTGGGCCTGCTTAGAATATACATCCGCATTTTTCAATGATGACGTTAAACGTATACTATTACCAAAACGGCCCTCGATAATTACATCTCCTACATATGGCTGTAATGATTTTACTAAGGTAGATTCAGGAAATTTTTTATCAACCTTTGCAGGTTTATTTTTTGTGGTGCTACCGGCGGCGCCTGTTTGATATTGTTCAGAACTCCCCCCGGCAGTCGTCTGACTTGTGATTTCATTTACATTAGGTATAGAAGCGTGATGAACGTTGCCTTGTAAGTTTATTACTCCTAGATAGTACGTATCTTCATTATATGCTAATCCATTACCATAACTACTCATGGTACTCATCAATAATACAACTTCACCATCTAACGGTGGTTGTTTTATATTAACAAATAATGGTCGTGCATTAACTAATCTATTAGTAGATCGACCATCGAGTACTTGAGCTTTAATATAGAACGTACTTTCAGGCTTATCATCCTTATAATAGGTTTCTACTACTTTAGCAGGAAAGAGTTGTACGGATTCACCCTTAATATTAAATAACATCTTCGTCAGTTTCTTGAACTAAGGTACCTAATGCCTTCTGCGTTCCCTGTATTCCAGATAATGTAGAATCTACAAACTGGGAATTTGTTTCAATAGCATTAATTTCTTTCAATAACTGTGCCTTTTCTTCTTCAGATAATCCGTAATCGCCGGATTCGGGATTGGCTTTTTGTGCGGCGGACATTAATCGTTGTGCTACCGCAGCTAATTTAACTAGATGTTCATCATTTTTAATTGATATGTCCAGGTATTCCTTAATTAAAGGGACGATGATAGTCGCATCTCCTAGATTTTTAATTAATGGTTTGAGTTCTGCAATTAAAAGATTAATTTGACGATCTTTTTTCTTACTATTATCGTAAATGTCTTTCAACACATCGCTAAACGATTTACCCTTAAATAACTCACTATGAATGTCCATATTTTACTTATAATTATATGAAGTCAAATATTTAGTAGTCATTCTACCAGATTTGGTCCAGTTAATAAATAAATCTTTGTATAAGTCTTCAATACGTTTAAGCATTTTAGTAATTTCTTGAGTTTTCTCAATACCGGATCGTTCCTTCACCAAAATATAAAGTGCCTTTTTATTGAATACTTCAATTGAAGTACGTTTACGGAACAATTCTAAAATAGAATCGGCAATAATATGGTCGCTCTGACCGTCAAATAATTTGATAGTAACCAACTTAC